TCTTGTCCGAGGCTGGTCGTGCCGGTGCCTGTTTGGAATGTTTTCTCGATCGTGATCGTGTCACCAATGTCGATCGTCGCCACCGTGTCGCGTTGAGCGGTTGTCAGCATGGCAAATTTGGTTGCGACGTCGGTGTACCTGGCTTCGGGTTCGCCGTTCAGTAGGTAGGTGGCGGCGGCTGACAGCTGCGATCCGCTGGTCTCCAACAGGCTGTTGGTGATGCTCTCGGTTTGGATAAAGTAGGTGGCGATCGAGGCGGTGTCGGTGGCGGTGGCGTTAGACCCGCCCAGGTTTTGCACGTAGGCACGGTTCACGACGCTGTCAGCCTCAAAGGTGATGCCCACGTTGTCGTACTTGACGCCTGTGCCGTTGTCCTTGAAATCGGCGACCGACCCGCTCAACGTTGCACCGATACGGTTTTGGAATGTCAGCACCCCGTCACGCGACACGAACAGGCGTCCGAATTCGGCGGTGCCGTTGATTTGGTTCAGATAGGCCAGCACGTTTGTGCCTGCCGGGACGGTGTAGGCGGTGTCGTGACCCAAGTTGACGGTGCCTGTTGAGATGTTGCGGGCGGTCGGCCCGGTCGGGTAGTCGACTTCGGGTAGGTTCAACACGCTTTCAATGCGCTGGCCTGATGTTTCGGTTGACACGTTGTAGGCATTCATGTAGGTCTGTGCCAGCAAGTAGAAGTCGTCGGCGCAATAGACGCTCACCGTGTTTAATCCGCCCAGGGCAAAGTTGTAGTCGTAATTGACCACATAGCCTTTGAACAGGTATTCAAGGACGTTGCTGGCGTTGTATCGGCCGAGGCGTACACGGCGCATCGGCGCCAAACCGGGCACGTTGGCGTTGGCGTCGTAATACGGGCTTGACGTGTCAAACGGGTTGAAGATCCCGTCAGCGAGCGTGTCATTAAGCGTGAACGTCATAGTGCCAGCGCTGAACTGGTCGCCCTGATCCTTGCGACCTCGACGAACGGCAATGTTTAGGGTGCCGTCGGTGACGTCAGCAAACTGCGTGGTGCCGTCCAGCACATAGGTCGTGTTGTCTAAAACTCCTTTGTATTGGTCATCAAGCGTAAAAGCGTCAACTTGAAAGCCTGCGTCGATTTCAAGCAGGTAGTTGCCTGATTGGATGATTGCTGTGCCGGGCATCAGACGTACCCGCTGACCTCAATGCGAGCCGGGCCAGCTGATCGGTTGTAAGCGCGGATGCTGTCCACAACGGCCTGCCCGATCTCAGCGCTGGTCGCCAACCCGCCGTTGACGTTCACGGTGATGTTTTCCAGCATGGCGTTACGGGCGCTTGAGGTGAACGGATTGCTGGCGATGCCTGCTCCCAACATATTTGGGGCTTCCATGACCTGCCGGACGGATGCGCCCCCGCCGCCACCGCCCCCGCCAGCCACGCTAGGAGCCGCTACAACGACCGCAGACCCCGTGGATGAGGGAATAGGCACCCCGAGGTTTTTGTCGCCGCCTACGGCCGCTACGGACGCGCTAGAGCCGCCTCCACCAATCTTGCCCATTTCAGGGATGGTGAAGCCTTTGCCGCCGATACCTGGCACCCAGTCGGGGATCTCGAATGACAGGCCGCCGAGGGTTGAGTTCCATACGTCGGCGATCGTGTTGATGATGCGTGTCCACACGTTCAGCATCGTGTTGAGGTACCCGGACACGAAGTCGACCATGACTTTGACGCCGACTTTGACGGCGCTAAACACGGCGTCTACGACTTTTCTGAAACCCTCAAATTTGGCGTAGGCGGCTACGAGAGCTGCACCGAGTAGCACGATGGCGGCGACGACTAAGCCGATCGGGTTGGCGGCAAGCGTGATGTTGAAGGCGGTTTGCAAGAATGCTGCGGTTTTGATTGCCACGTTGTACGCGATGATCGCAGCCGAAAGTGTGCCGATTACCCCGGCAAGGATGATTACCACGTCGGCGTTTTCTTCGACGGCTTGCGCCATCTTTGTGATGATCGGTACTAGGCGCTCAAGCAATGGCAGTACGGCGGCGCCAATGCTTTCTTGCATTTCGGCAAATGCGATCTGCATTTTGGCCATGCCGCCCTCGGCCGTTTCGGTGAATGCTTTGTTGGCTCCGCCGAACGTGCCGCCAAGCACGCTAATGATGGTTTCCATGTCGGCACCCTCACGGATGAGGTTCGCCATTTCGGGGGTGAGCGATCGCAGGGCCTTGAAATTGCCTTCGTAGGCTTTGGCGAGCGCATCAGCGACGGTAGTTGCGTCAATAGATGTTGCCCGGCTGATATCGAGCACAAGCGACATTTGGGATTGGGCTTCGTTGATGTCTTTTGTACCACGGACAAGCGCGGCAAATGCGGGGCGTAGTACGTCGTCGGCAACGGCCGCTTGGCGTGACATTGCGCTAATTGCTTTCTCAACTTCGGCGATTTGTTCTTGCCCAGCACCTGTCGAGTTCTGAAGCTGTACGGCAAGTGCGGCTTGTGCGGCCTCATCTTCGGCAGCCGCTTTAGCAGCCATGCCGAGACCGGCAGCAAGTGCGCCCGCAGCTGCGATTGCAGGCACAAACGCTTTTTCCATGCCATAGCCAATTTTTTCCGAGGTCGTCTCGAGGCTGGCAAATTCTTTCTTGGCGCGCGCAATACCTTTGTCGTCAAACTCGCTGATGATGGGTATGCGAATGCTCATATGGTTGCAATTCTACGATTTATCTCGGCGGCGACCTGTTCAAGCGCTTTGGTCATTTCGTCCTGTACGTCGGTAATGTGCGCTTCGGCTGATGGCCACATGACGCGCGAGGGGTTGCCGGCGAACGCGGTCAGCGCATCACCCAGGCGATTTGAGTTGCCACGGCCCGCAATGTCATAGATCGACGCTGCTGGGTCTTTCTGAATGATCGTTACGACGCCGTTTTTTTTGCGTCCAGCATCCACTTTGACCTGTACGCCGCGTCGAGCTTTACGCTGATCCCAAGGCAACAGCTGACGCCCATTCTGCGTCCAGCGATACCGCATACCTGACAACGCTTGTGCCGGGTAACGGCTTTGTGCCTCGAGCACGATTGGGCTGGCGATCTGTTTGGCGTCCTTGGCAAATTGTTTGCGGGCCTCAGGGTCAATCTGCCTGAGGTCTTGCAACATTTGCTTGACGCCAATCACCTCAACGGTTGCCATTAGCGGCCCCGCTTTGCCTGTTGCTGTTGCAACTCAAGCACATGAAACACGGTGGTCATGTCTCGAATGTCAAACTCCACTTGCGGCGGCCAGTAGCCCGTCATAACTAAGACCTCAGCGAGGGAGCGTCGCCAGGTGCCGCGATGGTAGGGGTTTCGTCGGTGGTTTCTTCGATCGGCGTGATTTCCATGTCGGGATGTTCAGCGACCCATTCGCGCCAAGTGCCGGGCACTTTGTCGCCAGCAAGCTTGCACAAGATGTATGCCCAACAGCACATGTCAACAAAGCCGATGCCTTTGCCGTCTGCGGATCGGCGGTTCTCTGTCTTTTCCCACTCAACGATGGCAAGCATGTTGGTGATCATTGTGCGGGGTTCGCGCCCGTCTTTTAGGTCGACTTTGAGTTTGACGCGCATTAGTTACCTTTCGTCGGGCAAGGCTCCGCCAGCGCGGGCTTGCTTGGTTCGTTTTCAGCGCCGCCCGATTGGGCTGGCGAGAACATGACTAGCTGGTGGCCTTTGTGAGTGTGCCACCCGTGAAGGTGAGGTCGATCGTTGACAGCTCACCGAGCGATGCGTTGATCGGGGTGTGGCTTTCCAGGTATGCGCCGGTCAGCGTGTACTTCGGTGACGTTGCCGACGGCGTGGTCAAACCTGCAACCGTTGGCGACAACTCAATGGTCGTGGTCGTACCTACGAGTGCGTAGATTGACGCTTCGGTTTCGGTTGCTGCGTACGACTGGTACAGCGTCACGGTGATGCTGTTGTTGGCGAGACCTGCGGTGTAGGTGCGAGCCGTGGAGCCAAACGCGGTGTTTTCCAACGCCTCGACGGTGTAGGTGATGCTGGCGGCCGTGCATTGATCCGTGAGATCGACGTTGTTGATTTCCAGTCCGGGCGATGAGAGATAAACCGAGGTGGCCATGTGTGTTACTCCTGTTCAGGTTCTGCTTTGACTTTAGACGACTTTTTTGGTTTGTCGGTGGATATGAGGCCAGCCGACAACAGGGCGTCAATGTTGGTGCCTTCTACCGGCTCAAACTTGTCGCCTGGTGTACCAAGGCGCGGGCTAACAATGACGTACATGATTGCTCCTAGCTTGTCTGTGCTTGCATCGTGACGGTGAGATCGTAGGCGGGCAGGATCGACCCGCCGATGTCAATGACGGTTGGTCGGCCCCCGGTGACAGCCACGTTTTTGGCCAGCAACATGGCGCAAATGTTGAGCAGGGATCGCTGAGCATCCAAGTTGGCTGGGCCGAGCGTCAGCACCTTGACTGGGAATGTAAGTTTGACGATGTTGTAGTTCCAGCTCTCCCACGACGGCGCGTCAATGAACGCGCATGGCGGGACAATGTTCCGGGGATCGTTGACAACTTGTAGCCCTGTGATGGTTTGCAGGGTTGCAGTCAGGTCGTCGATGGCCTCGTTGAACAGGTCGGTGTATGCGGGTACGGGCATCAGGCCACCTGTGGGCGGTCAATCCCCAACAGCTGCTTTACCATGCCCGATAAGCCGACGACCGGGGCGGTTGCCATGCCGTCAAATGACGCAAACTGATCCATTGAGCCGCGCTGACGGTACAGAGCGCCACCGTACATAATCGTTCCCAGGGTGACGTCGCTTGATGGGCTGGTGCTGACGCTGTCAATGTATCCGGCTTCCTGTCGACGTCGGTAACAGAACTGGTTGGCGGCTGCGGCGCATTGCGTCAAAAACGCTGCGTCTCCTGCGGTCGCCGTGCCGATACCCAGCCAATCCTCAATGTTCGTTGCGGTGATCCAAGTGCAGACGGGCGTGTATGCGAGCGACCCGGTGGATGCGACGCGATCGACGTTGCTGGCGGTTTTCGCGTACAGCACCTGATTTTGGATCGGTACCTGGTAGTCGTACATCAGGTCGCCTTCGGTGTCGATGCCGAGGTACAGGTATTGCGGGAGCGCGTAAACGGTGTAGGAGCCGTTGAACGTGGCGTCGACGCCTGTGACGGTGATTGCGCCGCCTACAACTACCTCGGAGGGGGTGAGGAGTTGTAGGACGGCGTAATCGTCCAGTAGGTATTTGTGTGTGACCGTGTAGGTGGCCATTTTGTGGGCCTACCTTTCAGATCACGGGCTGACGGTGATGGACTTGACGAGGTCGCTGTCGGCGATGAACGTTGCGACGTACCCGTAGTACGAGAACGTGCGTCCGAGGGTGCTTGGCACCTCGACCGACATGAGGCCGCGTACCTGCTCGTAGAACTCGATTGCGGAGCCCTTGGCAACGACCATGGTGTTGGCCGCGAAGTTGCGGTCTGCGACGAGGTTGAGGCCAAATGGGTTGAACGTGTTGAGCTGCGTGACGTTTGCGCTGCCCATTGCGTTGACGCCCATGAGACCTGCGGCGCCTGCGTATGGGAACACCGGGCGCTTGTCTGCGTCGAGCTGCTGACCGAGGAGCTTCCACACGCCAGGGGCCACGAAGATGTGGTCAGGCAGGAAGTTGCTTGCGGTGAGAATGTCGACGGCTGCGTCGTAGATTGCGGCGCTGAGCGTTGACGGGTCGGTGGTGTTGTACGTCCAGGTCGATCCAGATGCTGATGCGCCCGAGGTGATCGCGTCTGCGGCGATGTTGTCGGATGCGAGCAGGTACTGGCCTGCGAGGTCGCGGAGGATGATTTCCATTGCGGCCGGGCTGGTGAAGTCGACGTCCTGCACCGACAGCGTGACCTGACCTGCGAGGGTGGTCTTGCTGATGACGTTGGATGCGATGACCGGGGTGGTGGCCGATGCGCCCGTCAATTCGGTTGACTGGGTTGCGACCGACGGGTGCGTCGTCCACGTTGGGCGGATGAACGTCTTTTGGTTGCCACCGTCTGGCATGGCGCGGGCGCCGATTGCTGCGACGACTGGGCGGATGTAGTTCAGATCCTGAAACACAGGGCCGAGAACTGGGACTGGGAGCAAACCAGGCGTGTCGGTGGTGAGGGTGTCACCTGCGGCTGCCTGAAGTGCCGACTGGCGCGAGAGTGCGAAGTCGCGGGCGGCTGCTGCGACGTTGCGGAACGTTTCGCCACCGATGTGCATTGCGGCGAGGTATTCGCCTGCGGTTGGCAGGTCGTACTTGCGCTTGGGCTGTGCCGGGATTGGTGCGGTTGGGATCGCGGCCTCGACTGCGGCGGCCTCGACGACTGGTGCGTTTTCCATTGCTGGTGTCTCCTCTTGTGGGGTCTCTTGTTCAGTATTGCCGATTTCTTCTGTTGGTTGGTGGATACTTGCCGCGACTTCGGTAATAGCAGCTGCGTCGCCGAATGCTCCGACGGGTACGAGCGACAGCTCTACCCAGTCGGCGGCTTTGACGATCATGGTGCCGTCGTCGTCGTAGCTGAAATCTCTT